TCGCCTTCTAAATTCTGTGGCGGAGAGGGAGGGATTCGAAACCACCTCCACCACCCTTTTTATATATAACCCTCTGTTTTATATAGCCGCAACAGGGCAGTTTTGCCGATATCTGTTCCCATGATGTTCCCGAGAGTGCTGGAGAACATGCGCGTGACGCGCGTGCATGCATGACGCGCGCGCGGGAATCCTAGAATCCTTGGGGGGCTGGGAAAAAGGTAACAAAGGTAACGGAGAGCCGAAAAGTAGCGCAAGCCAATGAAATGAAAGGATTTCAAACGGGCGTCCAAAAGGTAACAAAAAGGTGATGGAAAGGTAATGCGTTACCTTTTTGAAGGGTGATTTCTTCAATTTCAATAATCCTTTAAATACAACAGCTTATGATTGCGTTACCTTTTGCAGTACCTTTTGTTACCTTTTAAAGGTAACGCCCGACTCCTTTGTATTCAGTGGCTTGCAAGCGAAAAACGGCCGAAATACCTCCGTTACCTTTTTCCGAGCACCCCCCACCTCCTGAGAATTGCTCTCGTCAGCCTGCCGGCTATCCCTAGCCTTCGTTTCGCAAGAAAACGCAAGGAATCACAGCTACTTAGAGCCCTTCTCGACACCACGAACGGCGCGGGGCAGGCGGAGCGCACGGCTGCAAAAAAATAATTACGGGAAGAGCGGAGGCGGGGCGGGGTGCCGACGGCGCGCCGTGGGGCTGGGGTGGCTGGGCCGGGTGGCCGGCCGGGCCTGGCACGCAGGCACAAAAAAGCCGCCCCATCGGGCGGCAAGCGGAGCATTCGGTGCGTCAGCCAGCGCTTGGCTCGTCGACCTCGAGGCGATACGGCCGGAACCTCACCACCTCTTCGCCCACGATCTCGTTGATCTCCTTCAGGCTCTCCTGGAGGGGCTCGAGCTCGTTGGCCACGAACACCCGGGCGGCTTTCTCAACATCGCCGAAGCCTGCCGAGTTGGTGGGCACGATCCCCATCAGCTGCGGGGGTATGCGGTGGCCGGCGAGCTGGTCATCCCTCGTCAGATTCTTGATGTTCCAGAAGTCGTCCTTGGCAGCCACCTCGCTGACGGGGATCACCTGCACCCCGTCCTTCTTGCCCTTGGGGGAGTAGAGGAAGAGGTTACGAAAGTTACCGGGGCCCTTGCTGTCCTTGAGGGCCTGGCGCATGGCATCGATGTCTTTCTGGTCCTGGGCGGGGTCATTGACGTACAGGATGAAGCCCGCGTGAGAGCCGTTGAGGTAGTAGCGGCGACGGAACAGCGTGGCCGATTCATTGAGCCATGCAGACTGCAGGCTGCCGATATAGTCGGGCACGCCATAGATCGACTGGTCGATATCGGGCTCGAGCAGGTGGATCACCCTGCCCCTCGGCAGCTCGGTGCGCTCCAGGTAGTTGGGCACCCACCAGTAGCGATCGGCCCCGAGGCCGCCGCGGCGCATGTACTTGGCGCGCAGATGGCGGAACGGCAGCCGGCGGCCCAGCCTGCCACGCACCTCTTCGAGGTAGCCGTTGCCGAACACCAGGTAGTCGAGCGCCAGGCCGCTGAGCACTTGCCTGCTCAGGAGGGGGTGGGGTTCGAACGTTCTGAGCAGTATGTTGCGCTTCACCTGCATCGCCGAGCCGTGGTGCGCCGTCGCGCGGTACGACTTGGCCAGGATCGAGAGAGGGATCGGCGGATCGTACCATTCGTCCGGCGTGAGCCAGACCCCCTCATACCAGATGTCTCGCATGCTGGTGACCGGCTCCGGATCGCCGAAGCTGAAGGCCTCCATCCGGCTCGTGCCGCCCTCGCTGGTGTAGGCCGGCACGCGAATGCGCGGCTTGCTTACGGTGGTCTCGCTCATTCGTAGATCTCCATCATGGAGCCCGCGCCCTCTTCGGTCGGGCCATCGATCGGTTCGTTGTGCAGCGCGTGCATGGTCGCCCACGCCAGGTCGGCATGGCCGGTGGCACGGCTGCGGCCACTTGTGTAGGTGTACTGCCGCCCGCTGGCGGTGAGCTCGCGCTTGATGGCCATGAACGACTGCGCGAGGTCCGACCAACCGGCATCGAACTCGAGCCGACCCTTGCGCATGATCTGCTGGGCCTGCATGACCAGCATGCCCTTGACCGCTGGGTCATAGCGGAAGCGCACCAAGGTGGGGAACCACTTCTCCACGTGCTCGGCCACCGCTTCGCCCAGGCCGGTCACATCGATGCCGATATGCTCGATGCGGTACTTTTCTCGGAATGACCGAATGAATGCCGCCTGAGCTTCGTAGTCCTCCCCCTTCAAGCGGTGGCGCTCTAGCAGCCGGTGCTTCTCATCCTTGGTCCGTGCCGGCAGCACCACGACCAGGCCGGCGCCGTCGCCATCCTCGCCGGTACCGGTGGGGTCGTAGCCGATCCACACCCCACGGTCGCCCACCGGTCTCGGCGCGAAGGGTCGGTAGTCGTCCCACTCTTCCCAGCTATCGACCATGCAAGGGTGTACGAGCGCGAGCGGGAACGCCGACTGGCTGTCGTCGACGAACTGGCACATCAGCAGGTTGTTGAACTCGTCGACGCTGTACTCGAGGCGCAGCTGCTCCAGATCGAACAGATCGCAGCCGCCGGCGATCGCATCCTCGACGGTCACGATCTGACGCCACTGGCCATCCGGGCAGAGCCGGCCTGCTGCCAGTGCCGCGTGGCTCACATCGAACTCGACACGATCGGCTTTCGGCCTCCGCGCGTTGAACAGCTCGCCGGACCAGAACGGGTACGCCTCATGGCCCAGACTGGACGGCGTGGAGAAATAGGTCTGGCGCCATTTCTTGTGCATGGCCATACCCGACGTGACCTTGCGGAATTCCTGGAAGCGGTGAATCCAGAAGAACTCGTCCAAGTACACATCGCCGTGGTAGCCCTGGGCGGTCTTCGAGTTGGTTCCCAAAAAATACAAGGTCGCGCCGTTATCCAATTCCATGGGGTCACCCTTCAGCTCGACCCCGGTAATCTCCTTAACGAATTGGACGATATAGCCCTTGAAGATATGGGCCTGTGCCTTACTGGCACTCAAGAAGATCTTGTTGCGGCCGTGCTCGAAGGCATCGACGATCGCCTCCCGGGCGAAGAAGAAAGTCGCGCCGATTTGTCTCGATTTCAGAATGTTGCGGATGCGGTGCTTCTGCCCGGCCTCGTACCAGCCGAGCTGATACTGGAAGCTGGTCTCGAGGAACGCCGCCTTCAGCAGCTCGATCTGCTCCTCATCCAGCGCGTTGCGCCGCTGCTTACGCCGCGGCGCCTCGTTGCGGGCGTGGATGTTCGGGTTGAGATCCGATTCGCGCCCCGTCTCCTGGTACCGGTGCACCCGGGCCAGCCTCTCGATCTGCCGCCCGAGCAGGTCGATCTCCTTGAAGTCCCTGCCCTCTTTCCCCTCCTTTCCGATCAGCTGGACCATCCGCGCCTCGAGCGCTCCCTCCACCCGCTGGATCGGCGAGGCCTCGGCCCAGCCGTCGCGGCGCTTCCAGGCATGCACCGTATCCGGTGGCAGCTCGAGCAGCTCGGCAATGCGCGCCACTCGCCACCCCTGCCAGTAGAGATGGCGAGCGGTGATGCGCGGCGAATCGAGGGTATCAGGGGGCAGTGTCGTCATGCGGCCAGCGTACCCGCGCGCGTGGGCCCCTTATTGGCGCGGGGCATGTACCGGGGGAGTCGTACACGCCCGGCGGATTGAGGCCCCGCGCATGGGCGAGGAACCTGACCGCACAGCACTGCACCGCCGCCGAAAAGCCCGAGGACAGCCCATGCCCTGGTTCAAAGTCGCCACCGAAGGCGCCACCACCGATGGCCGTTCGATCTCCCGCAAGTGGATCGAGCAGATGGCCAAGAATTTCGACCCCGACAAATACGGGGCCCGCGTCTGGATGGAACACATGCGCAGCATGTTTGCCGACGGCGCCTTCCCCGCCCTGGGCGACGTCACGGCTCTGAAAGCCGAAGAGGTCGACGGCAAGCTCGCCTTGTTCGCCGACATCGACCCCACCGACAAGCTCAAGCAGATCAACAGCGAGCGACAGAAGGTATACACCTCCATCGAGGTCGACCCCGAATTCGCCGATACCGGGGAAGCATACCTTGTCGGCCTGGCCGTCACCGACAGCCCCGCTAGCCTGGGCACCGAGATGCTCAAGTTCAGCTCTCAGCAGGGCGACGCCTCCCCGCTCGCCGCCCGCAAACAGAAGCCCGGCAACGTATTCACCGCCGCGGTGGAAACCGAGCTCGACTTCGCCGCGGCGCCCAAGGAAGGCCCCAGCCTGATGGAGCGCGTCACGGCACTGTTCAAGAAGCACGACGCCAAGACAGACAAGGGCTTCGCCGCCTTCCGTGCCGACCTCGAGCAGACCCTCGGCCTGTTCGTGCAGAAGCACAGCGCCCTGGCCGATGACCTCGCCGGCCGCCCCACCGCCGAAGCCGTCAGCGAGCTGCAGGCAGCGCATGACGAGCTGAAGCGCCGCTTCGACGAGCTCTACACCCAGCTCGATACCACCCCCGACACCCCGCCCCGCACGCCCGCCACCGGCGGCGAAAGCGCCCAACTGACCGACTGCTGAGGATCCCCGATGCGCAACGATACCCGTAAGGCCTTCAACCAGCTGCGAGACCGCATCGCTCAGCTCTCAGGCGTCGAGAGCGCCGTCGAGCAGTTCAACGTCTCGCCCAGCGTGCAGCAGACCCTGGAATCCAAGATCCAGGAAAGCTCCGAGTTCCTGTCGAGCATCAACGTGGTAGGGGTCGACGAACTCAAGGGCCAGAAGATCGGCCTGGGCGTGACCGGCCCGATCGCCGGCCGCACAAACGTCGATAACGAAGACCGCTCGCCGCGTGACGTCACCAGCCTCGAGGCCCACGACTACGAGTGCGTCAGCACCGAGTTCGACACCTACATTCGCTGGAACCAGCTTGATGCCTGGTCACGCTTCCCCGATTTCCAGCAGCGCGTGCGCAACGCCATTGTTCGCCAGCAGGCGCTCGACCGCATCATGATCGGCTTCAACGGCACCAGTGCCGCCGCCGCGACCGATCGCGCCACCAATCCGCTGCTGCAAGACGTCAACATCGGCTGGCTGCAGCACTACCGCACCCACGCCCCGGCCCGGGTGCTCAGCGAAGGCGCCACTGCCGGCGAGGTCCGTGTCGGTCCCGGTGGCGACTACGAGAACCTTGATGCCCTGGTCTACGACGTGGTCAACGAGATGATCGACCCCTGGCACCGCGACTCCACCGATTTGCGTGCCATCTGCGGTCGGAAGATCCTCGCTGACAAGTATTTCCCGCTGATCCAGGAGCACGCCAGTACACCCACTGAAGCGCGGGCGATGGATATGATCATCAGCCAGCGGCGCATGGGCGGCCAGCAGGCCGTGCGCGTCCCGCACTTCCCCGACGGCACCCTGCTGATCACCCCGCCCGAGAACCTGTCGCTCTACTGGCAGCTCGGGTCTCGTCGCCGTCACCTCATCGACAACCCCAAGCGCAACCGGATCGAGAACTACGAAAGCTCGAACGACGCCTACGTGGTCGAGGATTACGGCTTCGGTTGCCTTGTCGAGAACATCGTCTTCGGCGACTGGACCGGCGCGTAAGGAGGCCTGAATGACCAGCCCCGCCCGCAAGCACTACCAGCGTGCCTCCGCCGCGAAAGCGGCGGGGGCAGCCGAGCCCAACCGCCCTCAGAACGGCGACCAGTACGAACTGATGGCCGCCGCACTCTGGGAAGCCCGCCGTACCCTCAAGGCCATCAAGTCCGTGCAGGCCAAAATCGAGAAGAAGCGCGAGTTGCTGCCGCAGTTCGAGCCGTATATCGAGGGGGTCCTGGCCGGCGGCAACGGCGCCCAGGACGACGTGCTGATGAGCGTGCTCGTCTGGCGTATCGATGTCGGCGATCTAGCCGGCGCCCTGAACATCGCCGAGTACGCCATGCGCCACCAGCTGCAAACGCCCGATCGCTACGAGCGTGACACCCCCAGCCTGATCGCCGAGGAAATCGCCGACCAGGCCCTGCGCATGCTCGATGACGAAGGCGCCGACGCGGCCGCCCTGGTCGAGCTGCTCGACCGTACCGAATCGATCACCGCCGGGCACGACATGCACGACGAGATCCGCGCCAAGTTGCACAAGGCCCTGGGGTACTCGCATCGGCAGGCCGGGCACCCGACCGGCGCACTCACGCATCTGAAGGAAGCCCTCGCGCTCAATGACCGTGTGGGCGTGAAGAAGGATATCGAGAAGCTCGAGCGCGAGCTGAAGAACGCCGCCCAGCCCGCCGGCTAGCGGCACACCGAGTCGCACGCCGACGTCAAGGGGGCGCTGGGCTAGAGCGGAATCTCTCCTGGCTCAACACCCGGCCCACCCCCTTCTTACATGAGCCGCCGCCATGTCACTCATCGCCGCCGGTACCGGCAACACTGATACGCCCCTCGAGGAGCTGGCCAACAACGGCTTCTGGCCTGCGGTCTCTCCGGCTGACTTCCGCGACGTGCAGCGCCTCGACGGCACCGTTACCGCCCCGCGGCTGGTTCACGCCCTGCGCACCGCCATGGCCGACGTCAACCGCCTGCTGGCCGACTACCAGGCCGAGCAGCAGGCCGCCGGCATCGCCAGTGCCGAGGGGATTCCTCTCGAGCCCTGGCAGATCGAAGGCCACCACGTCCAGCTCTACCGCCGCGCCGTCTACAGCCAGGCCCACGCCGAGCTGCTCGAGCGCTACCGCGACTACTCCGCCACCGGTGACGGCGACGAGCGCGGCGAAGCCAAGGCCACCGCCGCCGACGACGTGCGAGCCGACGCCCGCTGGGCCGTTGCCGAGCTCACCGGCCGCACCCATAGCACCGTGGAGCTGATCTGATGCAGGCCGTGCATGCACACCAAGGCGAAACGCTCGACGCACTCTGCCACCGCGTACTCGGCGCCACGGCCGCCGTCACCGAACAGGTGCTGCAGCTCAACCCGGGGCTCGCCGAGCTCGGGCCGATCCTGCCCGAAGGCACGCCGGTCAAATTGCCCGCCGCCGCCCCGCAGCCAGAGCGGCACGATGTCATCCAGCTCTGGACATAACGACACGACGCAATACGCAGAGGACCTCATGGCCGAACCCAGCACCACCACCGCCGCCGCCACCGCCACGCTCACCGCCGTGGTGATCGGCATGCTGCCGGGCATCGATGCCAATGCCGTCATCGGCGCATTCTGCGGCGGCTCTCTATTCGTGATCAGTGCCAAGGATCTCGGGCTCTTCGAGCGCCTCGCGTACCTCGCCATCTCGTTCTGGATCGGCTACCTGGGCGGTCCAACGATGCTCGGCAGCATCATCGACCACAGCGCCGTGGCAGCCTTCATCGCTGCCGCAGTGACCATCACCGCCGGGCTGAGAGTCATCGAGGGGGTGAAGACCCTCGACCTCAAGGCCTGGCTAGGAGGCAAGAAGTGACCATCGCCGAGCTGGTGACCGTGATCGCCGCCCTGGTGATCATCGCCCGCATCCTGACCTTCCGGCGCCGCGGCAGCCGGTACCGGCCAGGCGTATCGCTGATCGCCTGGCTCGCCATGGCCGCCTGCACCTGGCTCGCCGTTCGGGTCATTGCCTCCGGCGCGCCGGAGGCCTGGTGGCTCGCCCTTACCCTCGCTGGCATCGCCGTATTGCTGCTGCGCGCCGGCGGCAACATCGCCCACCTGTTCCGCCCACGCCGGAGGCAATGACATGGCCCACGCACTCAGCCCCGCCGCCACCCAGGTCAAATCGCTGTTCATCTCCGCTGGCCACAGCGACAGCGACCCCGGCGCCGTCGGTCACGGCCACACCGAGGCCGACATCGTGCTCGAGTTCCGCGACCTGCTCGCCGCCTACCTGCGCGGCAAGGTGCTGTTCGACAAGGATGGCCAGCCTGGCCAGAACCTGCCGTTGCGCGAAGCGATCGGCGCCGCCAAATCCCACGACGTCGCCGTCGAGTTCCACTGCAACGCTTTTACCACCCCGACGGCTACCGGCGTCGAAACCCTCAGTGCCCGCGAGCACTACCCACTCGGCAACGCCATCTGTCAGGCCGTGAGCGATACCCTCGGCATTGCCAACCGCGGCGCCAAGGGTGAAGCCAGCGGGCAGCATAGCCGCCTTGGTTTCATTGCCACCGGCGGCGGCATCATCGTCGAGCTGTTCTTCATCACGAACAAGAGCGACCTCTCCAAGTACATCGCCAACCGCCGGCGCCTGGTCGAGGCTATCGGCAACGTATTGATCGAGGCCGTCTGCGTCGACAGCTACGACACGGATGAAGCCGCATGACCAAGCTGCGCCTTGCCGGCCTCGCCCTGCTGCTGGTCGCCACCGCCGCCGGCAGCTGGCAGGCCCGTGGCTGGCTCGAGGATAGCCACCGCCTCACCGCCGAGCGGGCCACCCAGCAGACCATCAACGCCGCCATGGCCCGCGAATCGGAGATTGCCGCCAACGTCGAGGCCCGCCTTGCAGAGCTGCAAGCGTCGGAGCGAGTCATTGACCGAGGGATCATTCGTGAGATCGAGAAACCGCTGTATCGCAACGTCTGCCTTGGCGATGACGCTGTCCGCCTGCTCAACGACGCCGCCGCCGGCCGCGCCCCCGATCCAGCAGAGCCTGCTGCAGCGCTGCCCGAGCGAGCTGCCGATGCTGACTGACGGCACCGGCGGCGATGTCGCCCTCACCATGAGCAGCTGGGCCAGCCAGTACCACCGCTGCGCCACCCGCCACAACGGCCTAGTCGACGCCCTTGATACCCGCCGGGAGTCCCGCGAATGATCAAGCTCCAAGCCCTGCGCAAACACCTGCTCGACGCCGTGCCCGATCTCAAGCGCGGCCCCGAGAAGCTGCTCACCTTCGTGCAGGACGGCGGTATCGCCTTTGCCCGTGGCCAGCACCTCAGCCACGAATACCGCGTCGATGCCCAGATCGTCATTACCGACTACTCCGGCAGCCTCGACACCCTGATGATCCCGCTGCTGCAGTGGCTCAGCCGCTACCAGCCCGACCTCGACCCCGACGAGGCCATCCGCCTCGAGGCGGAGATACTGAGCAACAACGCCTGGGACCTCGCCCTCACCGTGCGCCTTACCGAGCGCGTGATAGCCCTGGTCGACTGCGCCGCCGGCACCATTAACGCCCAGCACCGCATGCCCGCCTACCCCATCGAGGCCTGCCCGGCGCTCGCCTGGTCGCTCCACGTCAAGGGGCCCAGCGACGAAGACTACCGCCAGGTCAGCGAATGGGAGAGCCCACGCGATGAGTGACAACGACCTGGAATCGCTCGAAGGCTGGCTCGCCCCGCTGATCGAGAAGCTCAGCCCCGGCGAGCGCCGCCAGCTGGCCCGACAGATCGCCCGCGAAACCCGCGTCAGCCAGCGCGAGCGCATCAAGGCCCAGCAGAACCCCGACGGCAGTGCCTACCAGCCGCGCACCGCCCTGCGCGGCCAGGCCGGCGGCATCCGCCGCAAGGCCATGTTCACCAAGCTGCGCTCCGCCCGCTATCTCACCATGAAGGCCGGCCCCAACGCCGCCGTGGTCGGCTTCGTCGGCCGTGTGGCCCGTATCGCCCGCGTACACCAGCTCGGCCTGCGCGACCGCGTCGAACCCGGCGGCCCCATGCACAACTACCCGCGCCGCGAGCTGCTCGGCTTCACTCGCGCCGACCGTGAGCGCATCCGCGACCAGCTGATCGATCACCTCACCTAAGCGAGCGTGTACCGTCTCGCCGGTACATGCCCAGCCGCTACCCCGCCCATACCCGCGCGCGACAGCATGGCGACATGAACAACACCGCCGAACTCCTCCGCCTCATCAACAACCTGGTCCGCCTCGGCACCATCGCCGAGGTGGACCACGATGCCGCGCGCGTGCGCGTGCAGATCGGCGAGTTGCTCACAGCCTGGTTGCCCTGGCTCGAAGCCCGCGCGGGCACCACCCGCACCTGGTCACCGCCCACCGTAGGCGAGCAAGTCGTGGTGCTCTCGCCCGGCGGGGATCTGGCCGCTGCTGTCGTGCTCACCGGGCTTTATCAGGACGCCCACCCGGCACCCAGCGACGACGAGAACCTCATCGGCCGCTGGTATCCCGACGGCACCCGTATTGAGTACGACCACGACGCCCACCGGCTGCTGATTCACTGCGTCGGGGATATCCACCTCGAAGTCGAGGGCAACCTCACCGCCACCGTCGGCGGCGACATGAAAGCCACGGTCGCCGGGGTGGCCACCGTCGATGCCGAGAGCATCCACCACAACGGCGGCAGCGCCGTGGTTACCACCGCGCACATCTGCCACCTGACTGGCAATCCACACGGCGACGGCAGCTCGACCGTCACAGCGGGGAAATAGGCCATGGCACTCAGCAAAGGCGCACTCAAGGGGCGAATCATCAGCGAGATGCAGAGCCAGGGCGCGACAGCCGCCGGCGAACACTCCTGGGTCAACAAGCTGGCCGAGGCCATCGCCAACGCCGTGGTCGATGAGATCCAGAGCAACGCCGAAGTCCCGGTCACCGGCGGCAGCTCCGCGGGCACGTACAAGGTGGAATGACATGGGCATGAACGCGACAACCGGCCGCCAGCTCGAAGGCATCGAGCATATCCAGCAGAGCGTGCGCGACATTCTCACCACGCCTATCGGTAGCCGCGTCATGCGCCGCGACTACGGCAGCCTGCTGCCCGAGCTCATCGACGCCCCGCTCAACGACGCCACCCTGCTGCAAGCCTACGCCGCGAGCATCATGGCGCTGATCCGCTGGGAACCGCGCATTCGCGTCACCGCCATTCGCCGCAGCGTCAGCACCACCCAGCCCGGCCAGGCCACGCTCGAGATCGATGCCCAGACCCGTGAGGGTGACCCGCTACAGCTCGAGGTGCCCATCGCATGACCGAAGCCATCGACCTCTCAAGGCTGCCGCCGCCGACCATCATTGACGAGCTCGACTTCGAAGAGATCCTCGCCGAGCTCAAGGCCGATTTGCTCGAGCGCTCGCCCGAGCTCGACGACGTGCTCGACCTCGAAAGCGAGCCCCTGGTAAAGCTGCTCGAGGTGGTCGCCTACCGCGAGCTCATCCTGCGCGCTCAGCACAACGAGCGCCTGCGCGCCCTGCTGCTGGCCTACGCCCAGGGCCCATCACTTGACCATATTGGCGTCACGTATTACCTGACCGAGCGCCTCGAGCTCGACCCCGGCGACCCCGATGCCGTACCCCCGGTGCCGGTCACCATGGAGAGCGATGCCGACTATCGCCGCCGCATCCTGCTCGCCTTCGATGGGTGGAGCACCGCCGGCCCGGAACGCTCGTACGTCTACCATGCCCTGGGCGCCGACCCGCAGGTCAAGGACGCCACCTCGATCACGCCCGCCCGTGGCGAGGTGCTCATCACCGTGCTGTCACGCGAAGGCGACGGCACAGCCAGCCCCGCGCTCATCGAGGCGGTGCAGGCCGCCACCAACGATGAATGGGTCGCCCCGCAGACCGATCACGTCACCGTGCAGGGCGCCACGATCAACGCCTATCAGTCCATCGCCGAGCTCGAGGTTTACCCGGGGCCGGACCCGGAGATGGTCCGCGAAGAAGCCGAAAAGCAGGTCGCCGCCTGGGTCGAAGAGCAGCACCGGCTCGGTGTCACCATCGTGCGCGACGCCCTGCTCGCCCGGCACTACGTCGAAGGCGTGCGCCGGGTTAGCCTCATCTCGCCCGCCGAAGACGTCACCTGTGAACCCACCGAGGCCCCCTTCGCGGAAGCTGTGGAGGTGACCCTTGGCTGATTCCCTGCTGCCGCCCAGCCGCACCCGCCTCGAGCGCGATGTCGAGCAGACCACCGCCCGCCTCGAGCGGGCCACCGCCCCGTTCCAGCACCTGTGGAACGCCTGGGAATGTCCGCTCCACCTGCTGCCCTGGCTCGCCTGGGCGCTCGGCGTCGACGAGTGGTCGAACAGCTGGCCCGAGAACCGCAAGCGCCAGGTCGTGGCCACCGCCCTGCAGGTCCGCCGCCGCGCCGGCACCCGCGGCGCCGTGCGCACCGCCGTCGAAGCGCTCGACATCGAGGGCATCGAGTACAGCGAGTGGTACCAGTACGGGGGCGAGCCCTACAGCTACCGCATCAGCGCCACGCTCGAAGAGCGCGGCATGAGCCAGGAGGAATACGAGCAGCTCGTGCGTGTCATCCGCCGCGCAGGCCGCCTGTCCGCCTGGCTTGATCCGGTCGGCTTCACCGTGGTGGGCCGGGGTCGCCCCCGCATGGCCGCCGCTGCCATGGGCGGCCATGACGTCACGCTGCTGCCGCTGCGCCGCGCCCTGCGCGAGCAGAGTGTTCTACCTCGCATTGCCACGGCAATTCGATCCGCCCTGGTGCTGGCCGTGTTGCCGCCTGTCGCCTTTGTCCTGGCAGACAGCCTTACCACCCGTGCTGCGCTAACGGTCCAGATCGTCACGCGAGCAACGGTCTACCCGATGGAGAACGAATGATGCCCCAGTATTACACCGTGGTGACCAGCCTGGGCCTGGCCAAGATGGCGGCCGCACAAGCCGCCGGTGAGGCGGTCCAGCTGCACACGCTGCACGCCGGCACCGGTGGCGGCGACGGCTTCTATGATCAGTACGACGAAGCGGCGCTCATGGCCCTTGACGACCTGATCGGCGAGATGTGGTCGAGCCAGATCAACCAGATGGACGTTGACGCGCAGAACCCCAACTGGCTGGTGATCGAAGCGACGATCCCCTCGGACACCGGCGGATTCATGGTGCGCGAGGTCGGCATCAAGGACATCGACGGCGACCTGATCGCCATCGGCCGCTTCCCGGCGACCTACAAGCCGGTACTTTCCGACGGCGCTGCGCAAGACCTGCTGCTGCGCGTGATCATGGAGGTGAGCAACGCCGCCAGCGTTACGCTTGAGATCGACCCCTCGATGGTCATGGCCTCGCGCCGCTACGTCGACGAAGAGGTCGACAAGGCCTTGATCGAAGCCAAGGCCTACGCCGATGACAACAGCCTCGATGTGACGCTGCGCCCCGCCAATCTCTCGCCCAGCGAAGGTGAGCCGGGCATCACCGCCACCCCTGAGCTGGTCGGCGCCGATTACTACGCGCTCTATCATGTGCCCCAGGAGCATCGTGAATTCCAGATCGTGCGCGCCGGTTACTCGTTCAGCGCTCCGGTCTATACCGCTATCGAGCTCGCCGGCGCAGACGGCCCTGCAGTTCGCCACACCGTCGCCTCGCCGCTGCAAACCAATACCGCCTATCAATGGCGCTACCGCGACCGCACAATCGAGGGCGACACCAGCGCCTGGTCGCCGGTCACCGGCTTTACCACGGCAGATACCTACGTGGCACGACCCACGCTGCTGGCTCCTGCCAGCGGTGAGCAAGGCGTGCTCGAGCAGCCGACGCTCGAGGCCAGCGCGTTCGAGGTCGTCAATGGCAACGACGAGCACGCTGCCACCAGCTGGCGTATCCGCGATGTCAACGGCAACACCGTGTGGAGCGTGATCGAGAGCAGCGAGCACCTCACCTCGATCGACGTGCCCTCGGGCTACCTCGAAGAGGGTCGCGAATATACCGCCCAGGTGCGCTACCACGGCGAGATGTTCGGCGACAGCGCCTGGTCGACAGCGAATACCTTCACCACAGCCGAGCAGTTTGCCGGCGCGATCGGCGAGGCCGGCGGCCAAGGGTTCGGCGTGAGCGCCTATCCCGGCGACTTGCCCAGCGGCTTCACGGCACTCTCCGGCCACAACGACAAGGCCAGCGATAACTACGGCAACTACCAGTACAGCGACGGCTCGATCCTGTGTTTCGTCCCGGCGTTCTACTACCGTATCGGCCATCCGGACTCGCCGCGACATGCCACCTACGGCGCCAACGCCATCGACGTGCTCGGCCTGGGGGTGTTTACGGATCGTAACGCCGCCGCCGCCGCGGGCTACGCCCTGCACCGCGCCTTCATCGATGGCGGCGCGACGAAGTCGGGCTTTTTCATCGATAAGTACCTGAACAGCAAGAACGCCGGCAACAACGCCGGGCGCTCGGTGAAGGGCGGAGTGCCGATCTCGCTGACCACATCCACCAGCTACACCCGCAGCGGCGACATGACCGGCTGTGCGGGCCAGCTGCACGACGCAATCACGCTGAGCCGCAGCCGCGGTGCGGGCTTCAACTGCGCCTCGGTGTTCATGTATTCGGCCCTGGCGCTGCTGGCCCTGGCCCATGGGCAGGCAGCAACAGGCGCAACGCACTGCGCCTGGTACGACCCCGCCGGCACCACCAACTACCCGAAGGGCTGCAACGCCTCACTTTCGGACGTTGATGATTCCAGCGTGACGTTCGAGAGCGCAGGCGATAGCGGCGATGCCAATAAGCCCCGGGCGGGCAGCGGCACGCCCTTTGCCAAGACCACCCACAACGGGCAGGCCTGCGGCGTCGCTGATGTCAACGGCTCGCTGTGGCAGGTCGCACTGGGCATCACCACGCCCGGCACCTCGGCCACCTCGACCACCCAGGTCAGCAACGGCAACTGCTACGTGCTCAAGGAGAGCGTCGCGCTGGCGAGCCTCACCGCAGGCTTCGGCGGCGCTACCGACGCCTGGGGCGCCGCTGCGAACCTTGCCGCCAACTACGACCAGGCCGATGGCATCCTGCCCTGGGGCTCGGCCACCGGCGCTGTGTATTTCGGCAATGGCGCCAATCAGGTATTCAGCGCTGACACCAGCGGCCAGAACTGGCTGCGCACGGCCTGCGGCGTGCAGGCCAGCAACAATTCAATGAGCGCCACGGGCACAAATCTGTTCGGCCAGGATTACTGCTTCCAGTACAACCGCCACAACCTCTTCGTGCTATGCGGCGGCCACTGGGCCAATGGCTCCTCTGCCGGGGTGTTCGCTCGCTACTGGAACAGCGGCCGGACGAGCTACAACGCCAGCGGCGGGTTCCGCGCTGCGGCCTATGGACTGTGACATGTGTGCGGGCCGATAGGCCCGTGCCTTGGGAGTAAGGCATGGCATCAACACATCCTCAGGCGGCGATCTTTCACCTGTGCCGGGACATGATCAAGCTGGTCAATGTCCAGCTGGCTCATTTTCCGAGCCATGAGAAATACGCGCTATCGCAAGAGATCCGCTGCGCGGCTTATGACGTGTACGCGCTGCTGGTCGAGTGCCAGAAGCGCTATCACAACAAGACCAGCCTGAGCCGGCTGGACGTGCGGCATGAGCAACTGAGGATGCTGCTCAACCTGGCCTTCGAGCTGGGATATTTCCACTACCACCATCACAAGCGTGGCCGTTCAGACGCCGAGGCCCAGCGCCGCTATACAGCGGTGTCGGTGCTCGTCAATGAGCTGGGGGCCATGCTGGGTGGCTGGATTCGCAGCCTGCGAAAGCAGGCTGCGGGGGCGGGCACTTAATATGCAGCACGCTTCGTGCTATGCGGCGGCAACTGGACCAATGGCTCCAATGCCGGGGTGTTCTATCGCAACTGGAACAACAACCGGACGAACAACAACACCAACAACGGGTTCCGCGCTGCGGACTATCTCTCACCTTCCTGACATCCCAACCGGGGAATACTGGAGACATAGGGGGTGCGTCGTCCTGCCATTTGGCGAAATCCACTGGCCTCTGAGTTTGAGTACCGCAAGGGAAGATCCTTATGCCTAAACGCATCGGCAAGCTCTATGAGCAGTGCTTCAGCCTGGAGGCGCTCTATGCCGCCTACTACGAAGCCAGACGCGGCAAGCGAAAGACCTTGGCCGTGCAGCGCTTCGAGCGCGACCTGGGGGCCAATATCGCAGCACTGCACCATGAGCTTGCCAACCACACTTATCAGCCGATGCCGTACCGGCACTTCTGGGTCACAGAGCCCAAGCCCAGGAAGATCAGCGCGCCGGCGTTTCGCGACGTGGTAGTGCAGCACGCCATCTATGCGCTGATCTGCCCGCTGTTCGACCGCACGTTCATTGACGACAGTCATGGCTGTCGCAAAGGGCTGGGTACCCATAGCGCCTCTGACCGCGCCCAGCAGTTCCTGCGCCAATCACCCGAAGGCAGCTATGTGCTGCAGCTGGATATTCGCAAGTTCTACTACCGCATCGACCGCCAGATTCTGCAGACACTGATCGAGCGGCGCATCAAGGATCGCCGCCTGGTGCAGCTGATGATGCGCTTTGCCGAGTTCGAGGAGCCGCTGGGCGTGCCGATCGGCAACTTGCTCTCGCAGATATACGCGCTGATCTACCTCAACCCGCTGGATCACTTCATCAAGCGCGAGCTGGGCACCAGACGCTACGTGCGCTATGTCGACGATTTCGTGCTGTTTGGGCTGACTCACGACCAGGCCCACCAGCTGCGCCACCGCATCGAGGCCTGGCTGGCTGACAGCCTGCGCCTGGAGCTTTCGCGCTGGACGATCGCACCGGTCGCTCGCGGCATCAATTTCGTCGGCTTTCGCACCTGGCGTAGCACCCGCTTCGTGCGCAAGCACAGCATGTACCAGTTCGCCAAGGCCCTGCGCCGAGGCAACGTGCGCAGCCTCAACGCCATCATGGGGCATGCCGCCAAGACCGCCACCCTGGCCCACTACTGTCGCCGGGTCGCCCGCGAGCGACCCGACCTGATCCCGCAACTGCCACTGTATCGAGAGGTGAAGCATGCCAACGCTGTTCAAGTACCAGCAGCACGTAACCCAGGGGCCTAACGGCGCAGCCCTGGATTTCCGCAACGCCACCGAAGAGGATTCGCCCAGCGCGACCTATCTGGGCGAGATCGACAGCTGGCGGTATGTCAGCGTGCCCGACGGCGCTGAAATGCCCGAGCAGCCCGAGGAGATCCAGTGGCAGCCGGTTGACCCGACGCATGAGCTGGTTGAGCAGCTCAAGCGCAGCCGGCCGGTCAGCATCGCCAAGCGCGTCGTGCGCGAGCGAATCGAGACCGAAGTGGGCGACCTGCACGACCTGGTCGCCGACTGCATGCGCCTGTGCGAGTTCTCGCTGGCACTCAGCCTGCGTGTCAGTCACGAGGTGTTCTCCGGTGAGCGGATGCCCGACGAGACCCGTACCGCCTACGCCCAGCGCGTCGAGACCGTTCTGGGCGCGCTGGATTCCGGTGATGTCGTGCTGCGCGGCGACCTGGAAGACCCTGACGCGATGATCATGCGCCTGATGGAGCGCTATACCCGCATCTCCCAGCTGCTGGCCGACCTCTACAAGCCCCGCATCGCCGAGCTGCTGCCGTAGCGCACTGCGTGAGCCACCAGCCCGCCGCATGGCGGGCTGTTTCGTTTCCGTGCCCCAGCGTTATCCAGGGGAATAAGGGGTCTGCAGGGGTGAGCAGGCGCGAGGCATGTACCACCCCAACCGTACACGCCCGCTTAGTGGCCCCCTGCGCACGCGCGCGGCACGGTGACGGCATCACGCCCGTTCTGTCGCCACCCGCCACCGCGCAGGAGCCCCCATGCCCGATCAATACCATCACGGCGTACGCGTCCACGAAATCAACGAGGGCACGCGCCCGATCCGCACCATCGCCACGGCCGTGGTCGGCCTGGTGGCCACCGGCCCCGAGGCCGACGCCGACGCCTTCCCGCTGGATACCCCGGTGCTGCTCACCGATCTGTATGCCGCTATCGGCAAGGCTGGTACCGGCGGCACCCTGGCCCGTTCGCTGCGCGCCATCGTCGCCGAGGCTCGCACCCTGGTGGTCGTGGTCCGCGTCGCGGCCGGCGCCGACGACGCCGAAACCACCGCCAATATCATCGGCGGCGTCACTGAATCGGGCCAGAAAACCGGCATGCAGGCGCTGTTGGCCGCCGAGCAGCGCTTCGGTATCAAGCCGCGCATTCTCGGCGTGCCGGAGCTGGACGACGAGAGCGTGGCCGCCGAGCTGATTACCACAGCCAAGAAGCTTCGCGGATTCGCCTATATCGCCGCCCATGGCTGCGAGACGAAGGAAGAGGCCGCGATGTACCGCGAGGCCTTCGGCGCCCGCGAGGCCATGGTGATCTGGCCCGACTTCCAGGCCTTCGACGTCGATGCCGAGGAAACCCGCCCGCTCTCCGCCGTGGCGAAAGCCCTCGGCCATCGCGCCCGGCTCGACCAGCAGTTCGGCTGGCACAAGACCCTCTCCAACATCCCGGTCAACAGCGTCACCGGCATCACCAAGGACGTGTTCTGGGATCTTCAGGACCCCAACACCGACGCCGGCTATCTCAACGCTGCCGAGGTGACCACCCTGATCAACCGCAACGGCTTCCGCTTCTGGGGCTCGCGCACCACGTCCGACGACCCGCTGTTCGCCTTCGAGAACTACACCCGCACCGCCCAGGTCATCGCCGACACCCTCGCCGAGGCGCACCTCTGGGCCGTTGACAAGCCGATGCACCCCAGCCTGGTGCGCGACATCATCGAAGGCATCAACGCCAAGTTCCGCGAATGGGTGCGCCTGGGCTACCTGATGGGCGGCGAGGCCTGGTTCGACGAATCCGCCAACAGCCCCGAATCCCTCAAGGACGGCAAGCTGTTCATCGACTACGACTACACCCCCGTGCCGCCGCTCGAGAACCTCAACCTGATGCAGCGCATCACCGATCGCTACCTGGTCGATTTCGCCGACCGCGTCGCCGCCGCCTGACCG